GCTTCGTCGATAGCCAGAGAAGTGCCATCTTCATTAATTAGGGCATATTTCATCCCTTCGGGAGTTTCTTCGGTCTTTAGGGTAATGTTATTATTTGCTGCGGATTGTTCTATGACTTCCCGATTAACGACATGAGTTGCATCAATGCGCGTTTGTGATTTTCCGAACTGGAGCGCATTTTTGGTTCGGAGTAAGGTTGTCTTCTTATCTTTACCGCCGACGACCGCACCACCCATCCGCATCGCCGTTCCTGGCGCGCCCATAGCAAGAAACGCGGGATATGTTTTTAGATTATCAATAATAACGCCCGCGACCTTCTCAATGTCTGCCGACTTGAAGTTCGTCCCCTCTGTTAAGTTATTGAGTTGTTTGACAAATTCGGCAGCCACAATCTCAGTCGCCAACCCCTGCCCGACTTCCTGAAATGTTTGCTTTCCCGCCTCGATAGGGAGTTGAGTGGTCAAGGTAGCGAATTTTTGGCGCAACGCCTTCGACTTAAAGGTCTCTGCCAAGGCACGGGCTACTAATTTATTTGAGCCTGGGTATAGTTTTGCTAAAGACTTGAACTGCATCAGCTCCATCCCACCGGCAGCCCATCCGCCGAGTCCCGCCGCCCATTTGCAATAGTTCGGGTCTAACTTATTTCCTTTTTCGTCCTTCTCTTTTAAGAGAGCAAGATATAAATTCCCTGCCTCTTGTTTTGCCGATTCTTCAACAATAAAAAAGCTCGTTGCCACCGTCCCCGCCATGAGCGTTGCCGGAACAGTAAGTTTTGCCCCTGCGATGTAGCCCGCACCGGCGATAAGTGATGTTATCAACATTCCTTTTGTGCTTGAAATACCGAGAGCATGCGCCATACCTGGCATCATTTCCCCGACCTGTCGATAGACGTCTTCTATCATGTTATCGGGAAGCGCCTGTTCATGTGCTTTTTTCTCCATCTGCTCCACAAGCGCGGCTACTTCTTTTCCGAGACGTTCTTCTTCGGGCGACCCTGCCGCCGCTTTTCTATGTTGTTCTGCTTTAAGCGCCACCTGCCTTTGTATTTCACCATTTTCAAGCCAGTTAGTCATCTTGGCTGCAAACGACATCTGTCCTGATTTCTCCATCATATTAAAATTTGGCAGCCCTTTTTTTTTCATCGTTGACCTATATTGGCGTATCAGCTCTGGCGAAACATTTTTATCCATCGCATATTTAAGATTATCGACGTAATTGATTTCGTCTTCGACTGTCCCTTCGGTAAAATAATCTACAATTCCTTTTATTATCGGGAAATTGTGGAGATAATAGTCAGAAAAGTTTTTTACGCTGTTGGCGCGCTTAACTTTATCCTCTGACTCTTTCATTAGCTGCACATATTCTTCCCTGCTTTTCTTCATAACCGGCGCGGGTGAAGGAACGACGTTCTGTTCAGCCGTCCACTTCTCAAAATCACTGACATCGCTTTCCGCCTGCTTTTTTTCGGTAGGAGGGGGAATCCTTTTTACAAAGTTCTCAAATTCGTTGATTTCTTCGTTCATTTATTTCTTGGCCTTCTTATGTTTAAAAAATAACCTAAATTGCTCGTCGGTATATTGTTTAGCTTTTTCTTCGCCTAGGGTTTTTACGAAGGTTTCTTTCCACTTTAAATAATCTTTCTCCTCCAATTCTGCCCTATATTCTTTGAAGGTTTGTCCCTTTTTAGGCGAGGAAGATTGACGGTCGGCAAGCCCTCTTTCGATGTCGGGTTTTGCGCCAAAACCGAACCACTCTTTAACACCGTTGCTGTAATACTCTTTACTGACCTCCGAAAACCATTCACTCGGCATTTTGTCTTTATTTTCCCCATACCATGTGTGCAAATCTTCTGTTAATTTCTGCTCCAAGAGTTCAGCTTCTACCCCTTTGCCCAAGAGTCCGTTATCCCTCATGTCTTTAATAGACTGTTGGACGACTTTTAAGCTCGCCCGTCGCGGGGAGTTTGAGTTTTTTAATTCGTCGGCATGGAGCTTTTTAAGATATGAAAAGTCTTTATTACTGATGTAGCCGTCAGCGTTGGCGTCGATTAAATCCGTCACCTGAACGCTCTCAGGGTCAGCTAATATTCTGTTGACTAACTCGTTACGATATTTGCGGTCGGTTCTGCTCCCTGCACCGCCGCCTTTGCGGACATTATCTATCCAGTATTTCTTCCGCTCTGCGGTGAGGTTTGACGTAAGAATTGCTGATTCGGTAAGGCCGCCTTTCGCCCACTTCCCGACAAACGCCTGCTCGGTTTGCTCCCTCGCGTCTTCGAGAGCTAAGTCACGCATCGCCTTTGCGCGGTTCTGTGCTTGAATGATGTCGTTTTCCGCCGCCTCAGCCATTCCCACCGATTGCAAAAGTTTCCGGTGCTGTCCAAGTAATTCCCCCGCGTCGCCATACATCTGCTTATCGCAAAGGGATTGAATCCCCGCAATAACTATCTGCGCGGAATTGGCGGCTATTGTGGCTTCCGGAGCGTCCAACCTTTTTGCCACATTCACATAAAGCTCCACTTCGTCGTTAATGTCGTCAATGGAATAAAGCTCCGCTACCTTCTCCCTGCTGAACACTAAACTGTCCGTAACAGCCTGGGCTTTCGCTTTGCGCATTTGCGCGACTTCGTGCATGGCCACTTGGTCGTAGGCTTTGTAATTTAATTTTTCGATTGATTGGCGCACTCGCTCCCTATTCCGCTCAGGGACTTCATTTAAAAATTCATCACCCAACGCCGTCAACTTGGGATAGGTTTCTTCTGATATATTATAAGTGGCCTTGCCTTCTTTGTTTAAAACATTCTCCTTCATGAAGTCCGTGAGCTTTTTATCATACGCATACATCTGGCGCGTTTCTTCCACTTTGTCGTGTTCCGCCTGAATACGCAACGCCGCTTCGCCAAAATCCTGTCCCGCTTCCTGCGCTCCTGCCCCAAACTGCCGGATAGCTTTAACGTCAGCAGGCGTCTCATCAATCAAGGCGTTTAATCTGCCGGTCTGTATTCCCTGCGTCCGTTCATAGCGTGGTATTTTCATCTCTTATCCTCTTAGAATGAAAGCTCGCATAAGTTTGCGCTGCCTGCCCTGCCCCTGTTAAGAGTGAGCTTCCTGCGTTGATATAACCCGCTCTCGCCGCCGATGCACCCTGATAGCGCGCCATTCTTGCTTCCTGCTTTGCCCTGATTGCCGCAGCATTTCCGCCGTAGCGGATGGCCTGAAAGTCCATTTCCGCCTGTTTAGCATCTTCCGCCATGACCATCATAGCAGTTCCTTCGCTTATATCCACGCCGCT